CGTCTGATGATATGTTCAATATCCGTTATCAGATTGCCCTCAACGATCTCTATACTCTGACATCTGTTTCCATGGTCCCATACTATATGGTTATGGAACATCTTGGTCTTATCACAGAACTTCTTGTTGGTAAGCAGCCTCTTCGATTCAACCGTCACACAAACAAGCTACACATCGACATGGATTGGGGATCGCTTGACATTGGAGTGTTTCTATTAGTAGAAGCCTACCAGGTTGTCGACCCTAATACATATACAGATGCATGGGGCGATAGATGGCTTCAGAACTACACTACTGCTCTAATCAAGAGACAGTGGGGTTCCAACCTGACTAAGTTTACTGGCATGCAACTTCCAGGAGGCGTTCAGTTCAATGGCGAGAAGATATACGACGATGCTACTGTCGAACTTCAGAAGATGGAAGATGAAATGATCTCTTCCTTCAGTCTTCCTGTCACTGACATGATTGGATAAGCTGTGGCAGTTTCCTCATACTTCAATAATTTTGGTGCATCAAACGAACAACAGTTGATCGAAGATCTGGTGGTTGAGTCCATCAAGATCTACGGCAACGACGTCTTCTATTGCCCAAGACAGATTGAAGATCTTGATGAAATCTACGGTGAAGACTCACTATCAATCTACAACTCGGCTTACATGGTTGACATGTATATCAAGTCAGTCGATGGATATGAAGGTGATGGTGTATTCCTTTCGAAGTTTGGTCTTCAGATTCGCGATCAGGTCACCTTTTCGATTGCGAAGAGAACCTTCGATGAGGAGATCGGCAGCCTCATTACCGTGGAAGTTCCTCGTGAAGGTGATCTAATATACTTCACTCTGAACCCAGGAAGACCACAGCTATACCAAATCAAGTATGTCAGCGACAGAGCTATCTTCTTCCAGCTTGGTGGATTGCAGGTATACGATCTTACCTGCGAAGTGTATGAGTACTCAGGTGAAAGACTGTCAACTGGTATCGATGCTATTGATTCGATTGAGCGTGAATACTCAATAAACATGTCAGCTTTCCGTATCCTTACTCAGGACGGATATGCTATTACAGATCAAGATGGCTACCATATTGTCGAGGGTAAGTATAGTCTCGATTCACAAACACACGATTACAATTCTGACAACCTAGAGATTCAAGCAGAAGCTGACGACATCTTTGACTGGTCAGAAGTAGATCCATTCAGTGAAGGGGTTGCCTAATGTTTGGTCAAACATGGTCACACAATACTATCCGTAAGTACATCATTCTATTCGGAACGCTGTTCGATAACATGTATATCAACAGAGAGAATTCTACTGGCGCCACGGTTCAGACGCTAAAGATTCCTCTTTCTTACGGACCTAAAGACAAATATCTTGCTCGCGTCAATATGGATGTGGGTCGTAGTAGCTCTGCTCTGAATCAGCCAATTGCTACTGTGCTTCCTCGTATGGCGTTCGAGATGACTACAATGTCTTACGCTCCTGACCGTAAGATGAACACGCTCAATAAGATTCATAAGGTAACATCTGACAAAGATCAGATGCAATATCAGTATGCGCCTGTTCCTTATGACTTCACGTTCCAGCTGTTTATTATGGTAAAGAATGCAGAAGATGGAACAAAGATCATCGAGCAGATCCTGCCCTACTTTACGCCCGAGTGGACGGCTACTGTTAACCTGATGCCTGACATCAACGGCAAGTATGACATCCCGATCATCTTTAACGACATTTCTACAGAAGATACATATGAGGGAGAGTTTACCCAGCGTAGAGCTCTAATTCATACTCTGACGTTTACTGTGAAGGGCTACTTGTTTGGTCCGACTCGCAAAGGTGAGGTCATTAAGGATATTGATGTTAATATCAGAATCCCTGCAAAGGGTCAAGAGATTGTTGCTAATACTTTGAACACACCTTCTGCGATTATCAACATTCTTCCGGGGTTGACTGCAAACGCAACACCAACATCAAACGCAGCGTTGTCTATTGCGCCTGGCAATATTAAGGCTGACGACAATTACGGCTTCCTGATTGACTTCACGGAGAACTACTGATGTCTGAAATTGATGATGCTCTCGGTCTAAATCCTATTACTCCTTATAGGGATATAACTCAGTATCCCCGAAAACGCGATGAAGGTCAACAGGAAAATGACCTTGATTTCGCAAGAGATAATCTTTATGATGCAGTCGTGAAGAGCCAAGCAGCAGTCGAGGATATGATCCAGATTGCTCAGCAGTCTCAGCATCCAAAGGCGTACGAAGTCCTTAACTCTCTTATCAAGACATTTGCTGACGTGAGCACAGGCATTGCTGACCTTCAGATCAAGAAACAGAAGCTCCAAGGCAAGCCATCCGAATCGGATGAAAACAAGACTGTCAACAATAATTTGTTCGTAGGCTCGACTGCCGAGCTACAGAAGATGCTACAGGATCTGAAGTCCAGTGATACCTAATATGGACAGGGGTTACAATGGTAACCCACTACTGAAGAAGTCGCGAAAGCAGATCCAATGGACGCAAGAGATGCTCCAGGAGTGGCTTAAGTGCGCTCAGGATCCTATCTACTTTGCAGAGAAATACATCAAGATTGTTCACGTTGATCACGGATTCATTCCGATAAGGTTGTATGACTACCAAAAAGAAATCATCACTAAGCTCACTAACAACCGTCGTGTTACGGTGGTCACCAGTCGCCAAGCTGGTAAGACTACTACAGCGGCCGCGATTATATTACACTATATTCTCTTCAATGACCACAAGACCGTAGCCCTTCTTGCCAACAAGGGCGATGCTGCAAGAGAAATCCTTGACCGTATCAAGCTGGCTTATGAAGCCCTGCCTGATTGGTTGCAGCAGGGTGTAGATGAATGGAACAAAGGATCCATCACACTCGAGAATGGTTGTAAGGTTATTGCGGCAGCAACAAGCTCATCAGCCATTCGTGGTAAGTCCATCTCACTGCTGTACATCGATGAAGCTGCATTCGTAGAGAATTGGGATGAATTCTTTGCTTCAGTTTTCCCAACGATTTCATCTGGTGAAACTACAAAGATCCTATTCACTTCTACTCCGAATGGTTTGAACCACTTCTACAAGACTTGTGAAGGGGCAAAGGCAGGAACCAACGGCTATCAGTATGTCGAGGTGCCATGGCAAGAGGTTCCAGGCCGTGGTGCGGAATGGCAAAAAGAAACTCTCGGAGCTATGGATTGGGACTACGAGAAGTTCGCTCAAGAATTCGAGTGTGCGTTCCAAGGCTCATCGGGCACACTGATCTCAGGGGCTTGTCTCAAGACTCTTGTCGCCCGAATTCCTATCATGGATCAAGGTGGATTGACTCAATACTATAAGCCTGAGAAGGACCATAAATACGTCATAGTAGCAGATGTATCGAGAGGTAAAGGCCTAGACTATTCTGCCTTCCAAGTTGTTGATACTACCGCAATGCCGTATCAACAGGTTTGTGTTTTTAGAAACAACATGATCACACCGCTTGATTATGCTGGAACGATACATAATATATCTAAGATGTACAACAACGCAGTTATTCTAGTCGAATCAAATGATGTAGGCGCTCAAGTAGTAGACTCACTTCATTATGACTACGAAAGCGAGCTGCTTGTATACACTGAAAATGCAGGTGCAAGAGGTAAGAGAATCTCTAGTGGATTCAAGAACTCTGAGCGAGGAGTGAGAACAACAAAGACTGTAAAGGCAATTGGCTGCTCGATGTTGAAGCTACTTGTTGAGCAGTACCAACTGATCATAAACGATCATAACACTATTTACGAGCTATCAAGATTTTCTAAGAAGGGTCATTCCTACGAAGCAGAACCAGGATGTAACGATGACCTTGTAATGGGTCTCGTCTTGTTCGCTTGGATGTCGGATCAGCAATACTTCAAAGATCTAACGGATATTAATACCCTGCTCAAACTCAGAGAAAAATCTGAGGAAGATATGGAAAATGACTTGACTCCTTTCGGGTTCCTCAACGAAGGCCATGATGATGATTTTACAGAGGTGTTAGAAGTAACACCAGAGACAGCTTCATTCGAGCGGCTGATGACACTGTAGTCTGTTAATTTATAAATATAATAAGCAACTAAACTATAAGAACCTCTTAAGGGAGACTAACATGGCGGTACAAAATTTTGGTTCAGGCGGTGGCGGATACCAAGTAAGCCCAGGCATTAACATTTCAGAAATTGATCTTACAACGGTAGTTCCTGCAACTTCCACTACTGTAGGCGCTATTGCTGGGGTGTTTCGCTGGGGTCCAGTTGGCGTTCGTTCGCTTGTAACTTCAGAAAACGATCTGGTGAGACAGTTTGGTAAGCCAAGCTCAATCAACCCAGAAACCTTCTTCACAGCAGCTAGCTTTCTTGGCTACTCAAATGCACTTTATGTTTCGCGTGCTGCAAATACAGCTACTGTGTTTTCTGCTATCGCTAACACAGGTGCTGGTGGACTTGCAAACGTTGCAACAACAATCAAGAACCAAGACGACTACGATACTAAGGATGGCACGTTCAACGCTGACATCGAGTACATCGCTAAGTATCCTGGCGCACTTGGTAACTCGCTTAAGATTTCAGTTTGCGACTCGGTAAACGCCTACTCTTCAACTGTTGACTTTGCTGGTGATGCGAGCTATCGTAACTCGACTCTGGCCCTTGCAGTAGGATCCAACACAGCTACTGTTCGCGTATCTAACACGAACGGCGTTGGTGTTACTCTAACACAGGCTAACACAGAAGCAACTCGTCTCGCAGCTCTTCTAGTTGCTGGTGACATCATCGAAGTTGGTAACACTTCTATTGGTAAGCAGACACTAAAGATTACAGGCATCACAGGCGCTAATAACGGCACCGACTATACGCTTGCAACTGCAAATGCTTCATCTAACTCAACAGCTCTGACTTACCTTGCTCCAACTGCTCAGGCAAACGGTCTGAACGTTGGCGATCAGGTAGTTATCACTGGTTACACTACAACAGCCTATAACGTAACAGCTACGGTTGCAGGTGTTAACTCAACTGCATTCTTTGTTGCTGCTGTTTCTAATCCAGCTTCTGACAATGGCACCGGTTCGGCTGCTGTTGCAGACAGTGACTCGGTAACATTCCAGATTGCATTCGATGCTCCTCTGAAACTATCGACCGCTATTTCAGCTAACGCAGTAACACGTTACTGGGAATACTTCAACCAGGTTGATTCGGCTCCAGGTACATCCCTGTTCCAGTCGCAAACGACAACTGGCAACACAGCAGCTATCGACGAACTTCACGTTGTGATTGCAGACGAAGATGGTGCATTCACAGGTTCGCCAGGCACTGTTCTAGAAGTTTACAAGGGTCTGTCGCGTGCTACAGACGCTAAGAGCTCTGATGGTGCAACCAACTACTACAAGAATGTTCTTAACGAACAGTCACAGTATGTTTGGTTTGCTTCGGATCGTGCAAACGCTGCTTCTGCTCTTGCATCAGCAATTGCCTCGTCAACAAACACACGTCCACTGACTGTATCATTTGTTGGTGGTGTAGACAACGACGAATCGACTATTCCTTTTGCAGACACTGCTCGCGCATATGACCTATTCGCTTCGGCCGAAGAAGTAGATATATCTCTGCTTCTGACAGGTTCTTCGCGCGGTGGCACGAATGGTGAACAGCAAGCTAACTATCTGATCGATAACATTGCCGAAGTTCGTAAGGACTGCGTAGTATTTGTTTCGCCTCAGAAGGCAGACGTTGTTAACCAGACAACTGCAGCGGCTCAGAACATTGTCGACATGCGCAACTCGGTTCGTTCATCATCATTTGCGGTGATGGATTCGGGTTACAAGTACATGTACGACAAGTACAATGATATCAATCGTTGGGTTCCACTGAACGGTGATATTGCTGGTCTCTGTGTTGTTACAGATAACTCACGTGATCCATGGTATTCGCCAGCTGGCACAAACCGCGGTCAGATCCGTAACTCAATCAAGCTAGCTTTCAACCCTGCAAAGGCTGAAAGAGATCTTCTTTACAAGAACGGTGTCAACCCAGTAATCTCTTCACCAGGTGAAGGCACGATTCTGTTCGGTGACAAGACACTGCTTGCCAAGCCATCAGCATTTGATCGCATCAATGTTCGTCGCCTCTTCATCGTTCTTGAAAAGTCGATTGCTCGTGCTGCTAAGTCGCTGATGTTCGAATTCAACGACGAATTCACACGTACGCAATTCCGCAACCTCGTTGAGCCATTCCTAAGGGATGTTCAGGGTCGCCGCGGTATTACAGACTTCAAGGTTGTTTGTGACGCTACAAACAATACAGCAGAAGTTATTGACTCGAACCGTTTCGTTGGCGACATTTATGTCAAGCCAGCTCGCTCGATCAACTTCATCCAGCTGAACTTTGTTGCTGTAAGAAGCGGTATTGAATTCTCCGAGATTGTTGGCTAATAGATAAATAAAAGATACAAGGAGATCAATAAATGGCTTTTAATATCAACGAGATGAGAGCAGGTCTGGCGCTGGGTGGGGCTCGTCCCACCCTGTTCCGTGTTGAACTGACAAACCCTGTCAATAACGCTGCTGACTCAATCACACCGTTCTTGATTCGTGCCACCTCTCTTCCAAACTCGACAATCAACCCAATCGAAATTCCATATTTTGGTCGTAAGATCAAGATCGCTGGTGATCGTACATTCGATGCATGGTCTGTCACAGTTATGAACGACGAAGACTTCCGTATTCGTCACACAATGGAACAATGGCACAACCAAATCAATTCGCTGCAAACTAACCTTAACCTGAATGCAGATTCTTCGCCATCTAACTACAAGTCGACAGCGCTTGTAACTCAGTACGGCAAGTCAGGCGAAGAGCTTCGCAGATATAAGTTCAATGGTCTCTTCCCAACAGAAATCTCGACCATCGATCTTGACTGGGATACAACTGACCAGATTGAAAACTTCACAGTCACATTTGCATACGACTGGTACGAAATAGATGGTGGTAATACTGGGCTAATCGGCTAAGCAATATATAATATTATAAGAAAGTGAAACATGCAGCTATTTGGCTTTGAAATTAAAAAGAAGGTAGAAGATCAGGCTCCCGTCTCGTTTGCTCCCAAGCAATCTGATGACGGGGCCATGGTCGTCCAGAGCGGCGGAGTCTATGGGACTTACGTCGATCTCGACGGTTCTATCAGGACAGAGACAGAACTCGTTACTAGGTATCGAGAAATGGCTATGCATCCTGAGATCGAAACCGCTATTGACGATATTGTAAACGAAGCCATTGTTGGTAATCCTGACCAAGAGCCAGTTACAATCAACCTAGATGATCTTGAACAGCCAGATAGAATCAAAAATCTGATCGCCGATGAATTCAAAAACATCCTCGCCTTACTACATTTCAATGAATACAGCTACGAGACATTTAGGAAGTGGTATGTTGATGGTAGATTATACTATCATGTGATCATCGACAACAACAATCCTAGGGATGGGATCCAAGAGCTTCGCTACATTGATCCTAAGCACATTCGTAAGATTCGTGAGCAAAAGAAAAAGAAGACTGAGAACGGTGTTCCTGTAATCCAAGATGGTGCAGAGTATTACATCTATAGCGACAAGGGCTTCGTAAAGGCTCCTGGAGCTACTACATCAAATGCTCAAGGCATCAAGATTGCCAAGGACTCGATTGTTAATGTGATGAGTGGAATGGTCAATCCTAACGGAGACCTTGTTCTTTCTTATCTGCATAAAGCAATCAAGCCTCTGAACCAACTTCGTTCGCTTGAAGACTCTTTGGTCATTTATCGTATATCTCGTGCTCCTGAGCGTAGAATCTTTTACATCGATGTGGGTAACCTTCCTAAGATGAAGGCAGAGCAATACGTCCGTGATATGATGACTCGCTTCAAGAACAAAGTTGTTTACAACTCTGACACTGGCGAGATCAGAGACGACCGTAAGTTCATGACGATGCTAGAAGACTTTTGGCTACCACGTCGTGAGGGCGGTAAAGGAACGGAAATTACTACCCTGCCAGGTGGTCAGAACCTTAGCCAGATTGATGACATTGTGTACTTCCAAAAGAAGCTATACAAGGCTCTAAACGTTCCTATCGGCAGACTGGAACCAGAGACAGTATACAACCTTGGTCGTTCGACTGAAATCTCGCGTGACGAAATTAAGTTTTCTAAGTTCGTAGAGCGTTTGAGAATGAGGTTCTCACAGATCTTTACAAAGATCCTAGAGCGTCAACTTGTCCTTAAGGGCATCGTAACGCTAGAAGAGTGGCCTGAGTTCGAACGTGCTATTAGATACGATTACTCTGTAGACAATTACTTTGCTGAGTTGAAAGAAACAGAAATCCTTCGTGACCGTGTTTCGATGCTCAGAGACATTGATGACTATGTTGGTAAGTATTATTCAAACGAGTGGGTTCGTAAGAACGTTCTTCATCAAACAGAAGAAGAGATGAAAGAAATTAATAAACAGGTTGATGACGAGAAGGCCGCTGGAATCATCCAAACAGATGATGAAGAGCAGGCCGCTCAGACGCAACCCAGAGGAACATAAATAGTTAGAATGGAGTTTTTATGACAGACTATACAACGGCAGACATTCTTAATTTCAGCGCAGCCTCGCAGCCTTTGCGAGTTGCAGACGCTTTTGATTCTGTTCTACGCGCAAAGATCGAAGCTCAGATGGACGATGTTCGTGCCAACTTCGAGCAAAGTGTTTTTGCACATTCAGACGAAGAAGAATTCGATCCGCAGGAAGATGATTTAGACCTGGACGATGTTGATCTCGATGATGATCTTGACTTAGACGATGACCTAGAAGATCTCGACGACTTAGACTTAGACGGGGACGACACCGATGAAGACGCTTAAACAATTTGCTGAACAGACAGGCTATCGTAAGGTTAAATCACCTGACGAACAGCGCTTTGTTGACAAGCACGAAGCTGAAGTAAAGCAGGATCGCGCTGGCAATAAGGACGATGTCTTTAAGGCTACCAACATTAAGACGATCGAGCGTAAGTCAGGTCGCAAGGGTTACGATCCAGGCGCAGATGAGGCTGTGTACGAAGCAATGGATGCTTCTGCTCGCTTTGATCACCACCACCAGCATGCTAAGGCTCTTCTCAAGTCGATCTCCCAGCATCTAAAGACCCACGCTGACGAAGCTGCTTCTCATAAAGATCATAAAGGTCGTAAAGGTCCTAACTGGGGTCATACTGGTTCGATGGAGCATGTCGCGAGCCAGCTCAGCAACATTCATGACCATCTAGCTCGCAGCGGCGAATACAGAATGCATGAAGAAGTTGAGCTTGACGAAAAGACGTTGACTCCTGCAGAGATGAAGAAGCGCGAAGAAGTAGCCAAGGCTATCAAGCGCGAGAATCCAAAGATGCCAATGGGCAAGAAGATGGCCATCGCTACTGCAACTGCTAAGAAGGTCGCAGAAGATCTTGATGCAGCTATCAGCGGTCTTTCGCCTCGCCTTCAAGAAACCATGAAGACAGCATTCAATAAGCTGCACGAAGACAACCAAGCTAAGTTCGCTGCAGCGTGTGCAACAGAAGAAGGCCTCGAAAAGATGGTCGCCTTTGCTATCGAAAATAGAGGTGAGTAATGCCAGCAGTAATTACATCTAACAAAAAGAACACCTCGTTAGTCGTACATGTTGCTTCTTCCAATAGCGGCAACATCATCGTAGCTGGCAACTCATCAACAACTAACGTCAACGGCACAAGCGTCTGCGTAGCTCTTGGCAACGAAGTGCTGACAGGTGCTTACATTACACAAGCTGTATGGGGCTGTGACGGCACTGGACATATTCAGATCCTTCGTGGTGCGAATCTTGTAGCTGTATACGACTCGACAGGTCAACATGAATATGCTGGTTGCGGAATGCCTATCAACTTGTATCCAGCGGCTAACGTAGTTGTTAATTTGATTGGCTCAGCCAACAGCTTTATCACATTCGAGCTACAAAAGACCGGTAACTTCATATCTGAATACCAGCAGAGCTAAGGATTAATCAATGAAACTGATCACTGAGCTGAACGAGTCAATCAAGTACGTTACCGAAAAGACGGAAAGCGGAAAGAAGACTATG